TTGTAGTAGTGTTTAAAAGCGTGTAAACACCACCGTCTAATTTGTACCTTTTGTAAGTTACGTTACACCATTGCGTAGTTTGACTTGCTGGAAAAGTATTATAAATTTCTTGTCTTGTATTCCAACTTAAATACTCACGAATGTAAGGCGAAATATTGTAATACGTCTTTACGTTGTTTGAAGCTGGTATTAATTTACTCAAAGTGTAAGTTGGCGAAGCTGGTGCGCTCCCCGTACCGTTCCAAATAAATACTTCTAACTTAGAACCGTCTTGTCCTGTTTCCGCTATTTCTACTATATAAGGTGAACGTGCAAAAATACTCATTTTATATTCTTTAAATTTTGGTCTAATATTTCGTTTAAAAGCTGTTCGGCATCTAAACCGTACTTATCTATTAACGTGTCTGGTAAAGTTTTGTAGGCAGCTTCAAATGGCTTTGTAAAAAATAGGCTTGGTTTAATTCCAGTCATGTAAATACTTCGAGCTATTATAAATCTCAAACCTTTTCTGCTTTGAAATTGTCCTTTAACATTTCGTGGTGCTATTCCTTTGCGGACCATCCAACTATCTAAACTCCGTGTTAATCCGCCTTTTGGTCCCGTACCGCTTCCGAATTTGTAAGGTGAATTAGGCGCATTTTGTTTACCGTAGTTTTTTGAACTTGAAGGTAACCCCGTTGGATTTGCACCTTTAACCCCTTTATCCTGAAAGTTCCCGTAAGGCTCCATTTCAAAATAAACACCAATCGAGTTAGGCATTTCTTTAACGTCGCCTTTTATTGAATTCGATAATTTGCCGCTGGTATCTTTACCCATTTTTTGTAAATTGGCTTTCGCTTCAGCTACTACCAAATCACGAAACTTTTCTAAGGCTTTTAATCTTTCACTCATTAACAAACAGTCATTTCATTAGGAACTAAAATATCAAAAGTCATAGTCCAACCAGCTAAATAGTTTTCAAACCTTTCAGCGAAGGCTTCTAAGGTTGGGTTACCATCCACTTGAAAAGCATCCGTAAACAAGTCGCCACGTCGAAGCTCTTCGTACAACCTATTCAGTACTGAAAGCATAGTATTAAGTACATAAATTTCATTATCATTACCGTCGAATATATTTGTATCTTCGTCTTTTGACTTGTTGACAATATCCATTGCCATTAAACTCACGTTAAAACGAATTATATTACTTTCAAACGTAGCGTTGTTTACTATAATATGAACTAAAGGAAATATTGTTTGCTTTGCCAAATCGACTGCAAATATATCGCCTTGAGTAACCGTGTTTACAAATGGATCGTTTTCTAAGTTGGTTTTTAACGTATCTAAAACAGTGTAATAATTAGCCATGCCTTTGTATTTTTTTTAATTCTCTTTCTTCTATTTCTCTTTTTTGTCTTTCATAAGTGAGGTAGGTAAGACACTTTCTAACTCCCAGTCGGGTAACTTCATCAAACTTTGTAACGTCTCCCTGAGAAAGCGCATAGATTGAATTGTACCATCCCCATCGTTTATTAAATTGCGTTCTTTCGCTAAAGTCATTATCTTCGGATTCTTCTTTATTTCCTTCTCCAAAGAGGTAAGCGTATGTTGTACTAAGTCGCTTCCTAAAGTCGAAAAAAAAACCGTCGCACCTAAGACAACATTTAACGGTGCATACTTCATTAACTCCGAAAATTCGTCCGTTCCTTTGTACTCAAATATTTCGTAACGGTCTTTTACTTTCTTTGTGATAGGTCTGTACATTACCGCCATTGCTTTGTGGAAAGTTTCTACGTTTGAAATATTACTTTCTAAATCAATGTACTCCCCAAAACTCATATCCTCCAAATTAGGAATAAACCCGAATTCAGTGTCTTGAATTTTAAACGTAGCTTGAAATTTAGGCTTCGCTTTGAATATTTCGTTTAAATGTAGGGTCAAGCTTTTGACGTCGCTCCACTTTACTTTTACAACGTCTTTCATTTTTAGACCACAAAATATTTCAATAGTCTTTTGACCTATGAACTCATCGTCATTTGACTTTTCAACTACCCGCATAAATTCTTGGTAGCTTTTCAAAGGAATTTCACTTAATGAAGTAGGTATTACAATTTCTGTTTTCATTCTATATATTAACTTTTAATTCGTGTTTTTGTAGTTTGTAAAGATAATTCACACTATTTGCATACTTAAACGGGTGCGAAATATTATTTATTTACCAAATGTGATATTTACCGTAGTTAGAATTCATTCCTAACGTTTCCATTTCGTGGTATCGTAGCGCATCAATACCATGATTATTTGTGTCAATTGGTTTATTTAAACGTGTGCCTTGCTTATCCGTGTCCCAGCAATACGCTCGAAGTTCCTTAATTAGGTTGGTACTATTTGAAGTAACTAAATATTCATTACGTTGCATAACATCTATTCCGTAGTTTATTGAATCCTTACCCTTTGTAACGCCTTTAATTGTTATTCCGTACCTTTTTATTTCTTCAATGCTTTTCGGTTCGCTTGAATCAGCGTAAACGGGTACGTGTTTCGGTAGTGCGTTTGCAATATCGCTGTTTAACATTCCCGTTTGGTACTTCAGTTCGTTTATTATTCGTTGCCCGTTGTAATTGTATATTTCTATTATTGCCGTAGGGTCGTTCGTGTACCCGAAGTCTAATCCTATTCCGATTAAATTCGCTTCTTTAGGTAGTATATCGATAGTTTTCCAGTTGCTAAATATAACGCCCTCAAGCATTCCTATTTGCCCGTGTGCATAAACACGAACCCAGTTTGCCCAGTATGCGCTTGTATCAGCTTTAGCAATGTTCTTTTCTATTTGTTGTACAATACTATTATCAAGTGCTTCGTTGTCTTTGTACGTTAGAATTAAGAAATCGCTGTCTTGTTCGTCTTTTAGTTCAGTATGTACCCAAAATTCATTTGCCGGGTTGAAATCTAAATAGATAGCTTTCTTTGTACGTATTGCAAGTTCGTTGTAACTCTCAAAGGTTACGTTGTTACATTCGTTTATATATAGAACGTCACGCCTTGCACCCCTTAATTTGCTTGAGTCATCAGCACTAAAGAATTCAAAGCTACTGCCGTTTTTAAAGTTATAAGTTAATAATGATTTATTGAATTGTTGGTCATTAAACCTACCAGTCCATTTTAGTATCTTAACAAAGTCTTTTAATGCACCCCTTCGTAAGTGTGGAATACTTTCAGCTACTACGCTTATTTCTAAATTAGGTTGTTGTATTGCTTTGTTTATTAATACCGCCAAAATAGAATACGTTTTCGAAGCCGAAGTCCCGCCTTGTATTATTTTAATTCGCCTTTTTAAAGCAAGTACCTTATTCGTTGCTGTCGTTCTCTGAAACATCAGGAAATAAAGGTTGTTCTAATATTGTTTGTTCAATTTGTTGTAATGGCGCACCGTAACCGCTATCCATTAGTGCTTTATATGCTGAAACATCTCCTTCACGTGCTTTTTTAATTAGCGCCAAAGTCATTAAATCTTCTTGACTCATTGTTTCTTCAGCACCTGTTAAAGGGTTTTTAAGCTTTTGATTTACTTCTAACCAATACTTAGCTATTGTGCTTCTATTCTTTGCTCCTTTAGGTCGTCCGTTTTTTTCTGGTTGATATTCAGAACTAAACTTTTTTAGATTATCTTCTTTTGCCATAATCTCGTTTTTTTCTCGTTATTTTAATTCAAAACTTGCTGTTATTCTATTCTTTGAAGTTGTGCCTTCCAATACTCCTTTTTTAGCTTCTGAAACTCTTCCGTATCTAACGCAATCCCATTGTTTTAATTTTTTTAATGCAAATATTAAACTGGGTGCGGAAGTCATTATATTAAATCTTTGTTTTTCTTTTTTATATATTTTACCTATTTCATTTAATAATCTTATACCTATTCCCGCACCCTGATAATCAGGTAGAACAACTAATCGGTGAACTTTTTTCATATTCTTTGTTTTTGGGTGTGGAAAGTGTAATACACTTAAAAAACCTGCAACTTCATCGTTAACAGTTGCTATAAATACATTTGCAGCGTTGTTATGTGAGTGACTTAAATAATGGTGCTTAGCAAACATTTTCCAAATTGATTTATCTCCGTAATTGAATATTTCAAATTTAATTTCTGGTCT